CGTAAATAGTCTTACATCTTGTGTCTTGCTACTTATGTCTGTTCATTAAATATTTACAACAACATCAAATCGTTTACCGGCTAGTTTGTAATAATCCACCAAGGCTTTAAGCCGGTACATATCGGCCTCGCTGAATTGATAAGGTATGTTCACTATGAAATCATAAGAGCCGCCAAAGTAGGCACTGTCGTTATGAATGATTAGTGGGTTAACATCGCTGTCACGATTAATAATTAAGGCATTGCCGTCGGTGTCACGGTTGATGAGTGTTACCACTTCGCCACCTGCATCGCTTATATAAATACGGCGGAGTGATATGTCGAAGGCATCGTTTAACACTGCCTCGAGGTAACAAACCTGTCCGTTGTGGTTCAGTCTGTACAGATCATCTGCCCGTTTATTGGTGAATTCATTGTAAAGAGAGACCACGGGTCGCACCAGTTCTTTTAGCCATGCCACATTAAAAGCCGTGCGCATAACACGTGGGACAAGCCACAATACCACCTTGTTAAAATCAATCTCAAACATTGGCCTTGTAGTTTATGGTCAGGTTCTCATCCTTGATTGTCAAATAGCCGGCATTGGGCACTTCTTTTCCATGAACTGCGGACCAGTCATTGGCTGCATACCTGGTTTCTACAGAAAGTATTTCAGGGTAGGCAATGCCCTCTGTTTCCTGCAAGGCATCCACCAGCAAGGTGGGTACAAACTCACCGTTGAAAGGCAATCGGCTGATAAAACGATTGATCGTTTCCCTGGCCGGGAACCTGGAGGGGTCCCTGATCAGGCTGCCGTCTTCATTCAATAGCTGCGGATCGTACCAGATATCCATTACCAGGCGAAGGTCATCACCCTGTTCGCTGATTACCGTAATTTTAACCCCGGCATCTTTTACCTGCTGGAGATATTGAATAAAAGCATCCAACTCTTCAGTCAAAGGCATTAGTGAACTGCCATTATCTTTGGCCACCTTGATAAACAGTTTACCGTTTATCTCATCCACTGCAGCATGACTGACCACCATCGCTTTTTCATCAATGGTTTTATAATAGTCCTTCTCCGGAACCAGGGCATGACCATATTGAAAGGCTTTAGCTTTGGCAGCATACCAGTATTGGTTATGAGCTCTCTGGGTAGCCAGCTTGCTGTCCACCTCTTTTTTGTGCTCATCAAACAGAACCTGAAGCAACCAATGCGCCACCGCCACCACATAGGTTGTCAAACGCCACCGGGCTGTTTTGCTGGTATTGGACAAACGCTGTTTTAACACTTCATCCTCCTGGATGGAGTTGATCATGCCTTGTTGTATTTCTGTTATTGATTGTACCATTTATCAGCTGTTTGCTTAATCCATTTCCTTAATTCTGTCTCCGAACTCATCTACCTTATTAATGCCTTTAAAGGTCTTTTCATGACGGTGATCCCATCCGATTAACCTAAAAAAGGGAGCATCACCATATACCTGGACAATGGCATTAAACCAATTCATACCATCTGTTTTAGCCCAGTAAAAGCCTGCCTGTTGTGGTAAATTCTTTGCCATACCTTTAATTATTTAGCTTACTATAAAATCATATTCAATTGCCCAGTAGTCGATGCCTTCAGGTTTTAGCTCCTCATTTTCTGAGGTGGAGAGGCCTGTGGCCGGCTTAAGCTCCCTGGACTGATAAAAATTCACGACCGCTTGATTTAATGTATCTGTTCTGACTTCCAGATTTACATCCGGCTCCAGGCTTTCGGTCAATGATTGGCCGTTATCCTTTGCGAGGATAAGCACTCCTTCCAGATCGCCATACTCCTGAATGGCCATGTCAAACAAATTTTGTCCTGCTTTAACCACCGTCTTTTTGCCAATTGTATCCGTTAAAACTGGCAGTACAAGAGCCGTATTTTCGATGCTGATTACATCGCCTTCCAGCACTTGTCCCGGCTTTACATCAGCCGTTAAGCTCAAACCTTTTTTACTGGTCAGTTCCGTTAATCCTTCCAACGAACCGTAAAGTCTTATTGCTGCATCAAAGATGTTCTCACCTGCTTTTATCTGAACTGTCTGTTTCATTGATAGCGTGCATTCACTTTTAAAACTCCATTCTCAAAGGCCGGGTATTCATCCAGGACCATGCCATCGGCCTCAAACTCTTTTTTAACCGCACTTAAAAGACCACCCACTCCCTCATCCAGCAGATAAGATTCCACATCGATGCCAATGGTTGGGTATGCTTTCCATTGTCCCGGCGTGGAGGAAAGAAGCAGTTCCTGGTTCTGAAGTGTGGGATCGCCAAAAACAAAATCACCGTCAGCCGTTGCCAGATTATTTTCATCATCCAGTAAAAAATCTTCCATCAGTGCTTAACTTTAGTATTTTCAATGTTCTTGATCGTTATCGACTGGCCCTGCATACCTGTATTGTATTTCAGGGCACCAGCGGAACCACTGGCAGCTGATCCGGCTCCAATGGCATTAAAAGCCCCCGGTAAAGCTGAATGTATGGCCTCGAGGTAAGTCTTTAGTTGTTTGATGTTTTCATTGATGGCCGATACGATGGCCATGCCACCGTTCTTTCCACCGTTGAAACTAACGCCTGATTCTTCCATCTCCAGGGACGTTTCCCCGATGCGTAATTCAACACTTTCCAGTTCATTAAATGCAATTGCCAGGTAACGTTCCCGACTATTGCCTTCAGATACGCAAAAAATCTTGCTGCTCTTTTTAGGAATTAATAAAAGGTGTTGCTTCTTACCATCTGTGATACTTTTCAATCGCACTTTATAGCTAAAGTCATTGTACTTCACTTTTACAATTCCCTTGCTTTGGGCTTCGCTGTTATCCAAAACCTCTCCGGTAAAAGCAGCGCTGATTTTCCCTTCAATCAGTTGGTTTAAAGCTTCCAGTATGTCTCCTTCTCCAATCATCTTAGTTTCGCCCCCAGTTTAATTTGTTGTTTCAGCCCGGCTCCGGTGGTAAAACTGTATTTCACCCCTTTGATAAAGTAAGTGCCTTCCACCTCCTGTTTGTAATTCTCATTCCTGTACAGCACTGATCCGCCAGCCTCAGCAAAAGGAATAAACCAGGCTTTTAAAGAGCCTTTAAAGCCGTTAAAACTGTATCGTTTCAGTTCCTCATTGGCCATGGTGGTCAACAAGGCCTTGTCGGTCACGTTGTATTTATAAAAGGTCATAGCGGAACCACCTTCCTGGCCTGCCACTACTTTTACTTCTGTTCCGTCTTCCTTCTTGCCGATCATGGTTACCAGGACAGGATTAACATCCGCATACTGGTAGCTGGTTTGATTCTTCAGTATATTACGCCCATAGATCAGTTGCACCTGGCCCTTCGGGTTCATCTGGTGGCCACCTACAAACAATTCCTTACCATCGAAAAAACAACTTAACCGCATGCTTTCTTTTAGCCTGGCCAGCGCACCCGCCGCATTGCCTTTGTATTTAAAAGCATCAATGGTGGTATCAATGATCTGTTTACTCAAGCTATAACCATCCGGTAAAAGCTTTTGGCACAGATCAGCCACCGTAATGTCTTCCTCATCGAGGATAACCGCTTGTTTTCGCATCAGGTAAATGGCATCCTCAAAGGCAATCTTAACCGAATCAGCCGGGTCGATATTGGAGATAAAACCATTGAACACGGTTCTGACTTCTTCTTCAGCATAACCGGCCTCGATGCGGATCGGATCACCCTGTTTAATACTTTCATCCACCATGATCCGCTGACGCTTATCTTCACCAATGAGCATGGCGCGCAAAGGAAGCTCTGCCTTACCGGTCACCGACAGGTTATTAACATCGGTGTTTACCTCAAAGCTTTTGCAGCCTTTGAACTTCAATGTTCCGATAATGATATTGACAATGGGTGTCAGCATACTGATTCTTATTCTCCTTTTAATTGTTCCACCTCAAGCGTGGCATCACTGATGGCCTTGATCTCATACATCTGGATGCCCGGGCTCATGTTCAATTCCTTAAACTTGATATCTTCCACCACAATATGGTCAAACAGGTCGTTGGTAACCGGACTGTAAAACTCCTGTGCCCGGTTGGGCTTCCAAAGCTTTTCACGGATAATGCTAACCTGTTCATAAGGGTATTCCCTTTGGTTTTGGTTAACCACCGCACCGGTAATGCTAATCTTGTAATCATCGAAATTGATGAATTCCTTGATCGTACCGTTGTAGGAGCCACCGCCAATACCGTTTTTGACAATTTTCTTTTTGCCTTCAAACACGACCATGGGCTGCATGGTCAGGTGATCCCCCTTTAGTCCGGTGCCCAGGATCGTTAAACCGATCCATACCGGCATGATAACCGGCTGGCCATAGATATCCGGTATGTCCGGCGTATCAGCACCCCATTTCAGGCGATCTTTAAACTGCTGTAGCTTATAAGCCGGCAGTTGATCGAGCCCGATGGGAAAAGGCAGCCCTTTGTAGCTGGCCATTGATGTGTATATCTTTCCTAAATTAAAATCAGCCATTGACCATTTGATTAGAACTGTTAATAACCCGCATAAGCATCTCATTAAACATGGCTTTCATCTCATCCATGTTATCCTTCAGATCATTGATCTGACCCTGCATGTTGAAATTGACATTGTCCTGGAACTTATCAATCTTGATATTAATCACACGCTGTGAAGCTCCGCCACTGATAATGTTTTCGCTGGCTTTGGTTTCGTCAACAACAGAAGGTTTAACTTTGAGCTTAGGTTGGGATTCATTTTTTATTAGGCTGTTTGTTTTTTTAATTAATAGCGAGTTATCCTTGATAATTTTATTCAATTGACCAAGAGAAAAACCAGTTAGTGACTTAGGCTTATCATTGATGGAATTCTTAAGCGTCATCATTCTTAAGCTTTCTCTTTGTGTTAAGCCTTTTACTGAATAATCTCCCTTTCCCCAGGCTGCTATTGCAGACTTGTATCTATTATTTAGTTTCAAATACTCTTTATATTCTTTACTGTTCAGAGTATTGGATTTAATATTAGAAATGATGTCTTCAGCCTGACCTTTCCGTTCAATGGCATTATCCCTAATTGAAACCAGTTGCCGTTGACTAGTGGTTTTTAAACCTGCTTTTCGGATATCTCTTTTAGTATCTTCTACCAGTCCTACACTTTCTTCTTTTAAGAGTTGAGCTTCTAATGAAGCCTGGTTAAGCCCTCTTTGTGCATTGGTTGCTTCTTTGGTTCTGTCCCTGAATAGTGTCACAGTTGAAACAACAGCCGTAAGAACTCCTAACATTAAACCTAATGGATTGGCCTTGACAGCCATGTTAAAAGCACGCATTGCCACGGTTGCCCGGCCAGTTGCCATAGCCTTTGCCAATGTGGCCGCTTTACCCAGTATCATTACACCGGCCTGAATCTTTCCGGCCTGGGAATATGCCAGTGTGGCCGCTTTCAAAATAAGAATGCCTTTACCCAGGGCAACGATATTCTTACGGTTTTCCTTCAGCCATACAATGCCTTTTCGCACCTGCATGATGGTGGTTCTCAACATCAGCCCTACCTGTTTGGTATCCATGCTGCGCACAAACAAGGTAGCTTCTTTGGTGACCGACCGCAGGGCAGGCCCCATCTGCTCATATATCTGCAAAGAAGCTTCCTGCACGGTGCTTTGCAGTATCTGAAAATCACCCGACAGGTTATCCAGCTTGGTATTGGCCATTCGTTTGGCCGCTCCGTCAGCATTATCCAGCTCATCCGTCCAGTAACGGATCTTGTCGGCACCTTCAGCCAGCAGGATGTTCATTTCCTGAATGGCTTCATTGCCAAAGATGGTGCTCAGGGCGGCCTGCTTTTGCTTGTCATTCAGCCCGGTCGTCTGTCGGTTAAGCTGTTCCACCATGTTGGCCACCCCAACAAACTGCCCTTTGCTGTCGTGCAGGTTCAGGTTTAGCTGATCCATGGAGGCCTGCATCTGTTTGGTTGGTTTGTTCAGCTTCACGATGGACGTTCCCAGGGCACGGGTGGCCAGTGATCCTTTCAGACCATTGTTCGCCAACAGGCCAATCACGGCATTGGATTCACTCAGCCCGATCTTCATGGCTTTGGCACTCGGCCCCCAGTAGTTCATGGCATCAGCCATTTCTTCCACATTGGTGTTAAAACTACTTTGGGTTAATGCCAGCTGATCCACTACCACGCCTGTTTCAGAGGCTTTCATGCGGTACTGGCTCAGAATATTGGTGGCAATATCGGCGCTTCGTGCCAGGTCAAGACTGCCGGCTGCTGCCAGGTTAAGGGTAGCCGGTAAAGCCTCTACCTGCTGTTGAGCTTTAAACCCTGCCTGTGCCAGGTAACCCATGGCATCAGCACTTTGTTTGGCACTGTAGGCCGTTGTGGCTCCGGCATCACGCGCCGCCTGTTTGAGCCCCACCATTTCGGTGCGGGTGGCTCCGGACAAGGCCTGAACATTGCTCATGCTCTTTTCGAAGCCGGCACCGGTTCCCACCAGAGAGGCCGCCATCATACCCGTTGACAAAGTGAGGCCAAGACCCAGCACCATGCCTTTGAGCTTATTGATTGCCTTGCCGGAACTAACAGCCTTGCGTTCCATTCGTCCCAGACCTGTTTCGGCTTTGCTACCAACCCTGGTCAGAGAAGTACCCAGCTGATCCGAACTTTTTTTTGTTTTGACAAAGCGGCCATTGGTATCGCGCAAACGACCATTGGCATCTTTGCTGAATTTACTCAGAGAGGCATCGGCCCTGTCGGCATTCTGTGCCAGTGATGGCAGCACCACGTTACCGTTGGTATCTACATCAATGCGATATGTTGTGCCTTGTGAGTTCATTGGCCGTTCTCTCTTTTTCTTTTTGTCGGATATCTTCTAAAATGACGTATTTCAGTGTCCATTCCTCATCGCTGAGCGAATCCGGATCAGGGGTAATGTTATAATACTGGAGCAACGTGTTGATGTAGGCCACCGATCCTTCATTCAATTGTTGCTTTCGGGTTCTTTCTAACAGTTGCCCCAGTTCACGTTTTTTGCCTCTACCAGGTTGTATAAACAAAAGTTGGCCACTGCCATGTAATATTCAATGTCAGTGGTGATGTTCTCCAGTGTCAGTTCACCGCCCAGGTAACAATCCACCATTAGCTTTTCAGCTTTTTTGTAAGAGTCCACCTCACCGGATTCATTCATGGACAAAGCTTCAGCTGCTGACATCTCCTGACGCGTTGGCTGGCGAAAAAATACCACCTTACCGGGAATGTACTTTACCTGATCTTTTTTGTCTTTACCTTCAGTTATTTTTACTTCAGCATCGATGTCCAGGTACTTCACCTTACCAAACTGAGCTTTCCAATGGTTGACTTTTGCCTGGAGAGCTTGCGGTACTTCAAATTGCCTTTGTTGTTTTTGGCTCATTTAATCGGTTTTTAAAAGCTGTTTAAATCTGGTTATCTATTCTTAGTGCCTTAAAAGGCAAGGCTACCTTGATGTGGGTATTGCCCTGGGAAAACTTTTTGCCGCCACTTTCAAACTTGATACCGCTCACCCTGTCCACAATGGTTTTCATGGCCACGGTAGCCGCATCTTTGTTTAAAGGCACGTAGCTGATAATGGCATCCAGCTCCAGGTCGGTCACATCATTGCCGCCCCGTTTTTTGGCTTCAGTCACCAGGGCTTCATAGCCACTTTGCAACACTTCCAGTGAGCCGCTGTAGGTTTTATTGCCTTCGCCTATAAACTGTGGGTTGTCACCGGCTGCAAATATTTCCTCCAAAACCTTGTTAGGCTTGTATTCAATATCGGTCAGCTCAATCATGGGACGCCCGTCCAAAAGGAGGGTCAGTTCTTTCCAGGCGAACTGCTGTGTTTTAGTACTAAACATATAAACGTCTGTTTATGGGTTATTCTAATGTTTTGACAAAGCCAATCTCCACCACTATGTTTTTGTGATAGGCCCGGGGCTGTGTATTTAGTTTCACGACCGTTTGTCCGGTGCCAAGCACATCCTGCGCCGGATCGACAAAACTTGCAAAGCCACTGATCTCATTGGCTGCACCCAGGGTGGTATTCACTGCATCGTCAATCTTTCCCTGGAGGCGTTTTAATTCTCCGATGCTGATCCGTCCTTTAGCGTCCACCTGGTAATCATCATTGACAAAATCCAGGAAGGCTGTATAGGCGGTTCGCTCCACCTTGTCGATCACCCGACCACGGGCAAAGCTGGAGTAATCATCGGCGTTGGATGTGGCCGTCGGGTCATCGTTGTAGAAATACCCTGCCTTACCAAAGCGTTGAATGGGCAAGACATAACCCTTGTCATGGATGGTATCCGCCTTGTCAATGATGGATTCGGCCGTGGATACACCATCGGTCAGGAATGCTTCAGTTATTCCCAGGTCACCACTGGCCACCCGTCCGATGTTGCGTTGCACAGCAATGGAGGAATAAAGCCCGAGAAGAAACCCCACCCGTGCTTCCTTACTGCCATCCACTCCGTGAAGAAGGATCTGCACCCGGTTGCTGTTACCCTGCTTTAAATCCCTTAGCTTGGCCACATCGCCGTCCCATTCCCGTCCGGGAAGGATGCAGCGTGTAGGAATGTATTTGGCTGCCAGATCGTCGCACAGGGTTTGTGCATTGGCCATGGCATTGTATACATCTTTGTCAATGCCTTCACTCTGATCGGCCGAATAGGAATCCGGCTTCTCAATATTGACTCCCCAGAAACGCACGCGGCCACCACTTTTTACAATCAGTTTTTTGGCAATGTCATTGCTCTGGCTACAGATATCGGCCAGTAAAGAAGCATTGCTAACGCTCATAATCCACAACTCCTGACCTTCGCCGGCCTTGCTGTAAAAATCACCGATCTGATTAAGGGCAAAGCCAGTCAGCTTTAAGCCTTCCGCATCCTTGACACCAAAGATAGCTTTGGGGGTATTTAAGTCCAGCTCGCTGGTGGCGGCATGGGACAGGATCAGCCCTGCAATGCCGTCAGCCGATGGATTGACACCGCCCAGTGAGCCATTGTGTGTTTTAAATGTTACATTTGATATCGGCATTGTTATTGCTTTTTATCTTGTTTTTTAATTGGGCGGATCAGCTCCCGAAGGTTCTGATCCCCCTTTATGGTTCGGGCGTGCCCCTGGGCATCCCCCTTATTGAAGAAGGCCAGTCCGTCGCTGGTGAAATAAAATGTGTCCTGCCGGGGATAGGCCTTCAGGTATTTTTCATCACGGGCATTCATCTTACCTGTTTTTTCGTTTGCCCCGGTGATTATCAATGTCCACCTTGCGGTTGTCAGTCATATCCTGATCAGCCCGGTTGCCATTGCCTTTCACCTTTTGTTTGATGTCGTTTTGATTATTGACAACCGTGGTGGGTTTTTCAATCCAGGTGGAATAGAAATAAATACCGGATGGAACGCCCACGACCATGCCCAGTAAGAAAGCGGCGATTAATCGCCAGGGTTTTAAAGTTTTCATGGACTAGCAGTTTGGCGGGTTATCAATCCAGTTGGCCACCTTATGCACCTGGCGTTTTAACCGTCGTTTGACATACACGCCATCACCTTCACGGGAACCGGCTTTATTGGTATTGCCTTCCACACTAATACAGTAAGATGATTCGGGTGGCCACTTATGTATAAAACCCACATGGGCTATCCGCTTTTTGCTTTTAAAGTAGATGCCCATCACATCGCCCTTTTGCGCCCGTTCTTTGGGTATTACTCTTGAATTGGGAAACCAACTGGGTGACCAGGCCGGGGATTTGGGAACCGCCAAGCCATGTTGTTTATAGATATAAGTCGGGAAAGCGGCACACCAGGCGTAGCCTTTGCCTAATCCGGCCGACTTTAAAAACAGCTCCACCTCGGTGCCATCATTGTGCCCGGTCAGTTCGCGTACATGCAAAAAGCTCATGTACATATTTTCAACGCTTTCTCTTACCTGGCAGGTCTGCGTCATATCCTGCGCCTTTGTATCATATGTACACATGGTACAAAAGGTCACCGCCATAAAGGTCAGTGTAATTCTTAAAAACTGTTTCATTATAAAAAAATAATTCGGTTGATTTTAAATGTTTGTTACTGTACTACTGAAGAGAAGATGATAATGGCTCCAAAGAAATAGATGCCAAAGAGTGCCAGGGCGAACCACAGCTGGTGTTTTTTATCCGTGCCTTCAGAAAAAATGTGTCCCATCTTATCATCCACAAAACGGCCGATAATGGGAAATACAATCCGCATGGCCAGCCAGCTGAATGCACAGGCGGCAAAATAGAGGACAATACCAAATATAAGGGCCTGAAACAAGCCGGCATCGTCCACTCCTGCGGTGGGATCAATCATACGGGTCAGCAGGCCACTGAACCACCAGATCGGAAGGGCAATCAACAGGGGCAGGTATTCATTTCCCCGCTTCACAATTACTTTGAGGATTCTTCTGAGTCTTTCCATTGTTTCCAGTTTTTAGAGATGTACTTCACCAACATGCCGCCCAGGGCACCGGCTATGCCAAATAAAAAGGCATTTAATAAGCCACTCGTATCAATCAGGCCAAGCACCATTCCCAGGTAACTGCCTCCGGCCCCGGCGGCCGGGTAAAGCATATCTTTCATTTACTATTGTTTTTTTAGTCTTCCAGTTCCTTGATTTGCGTCTCAAGCTCTTCGATTCGTGCCTCCAGTTCTGCCTTATCTTTGGCTTCCGTGGCATCGAGCAGTAATGAGCGATTGGTCTCCAGGTCTGTTTTTAATTGTTCCAGTTGCCTGGCCTTGTCTGCCTGATCGGCCTCTGCCTCTGCATCGCGTTGCACGGTGTGGTACTTTCCGCCGTAGGTGGCGGCATGCTCCTCAGCTCTGGACTTTTTAAAGAAGCAATAGCCGGAATCAAAGATGTACTGCACCTTCAGGTCTGAATTGTTTTTAAAGTTGGTGGCAATCACCTTTTTTAATGCTGCTTTCATAGCTTTGCTTTTAGTAAAATCCGGGCTTTGAGCATCAAAGCCCGGATCAATAGGTTAATCAATTGGATTAGCCGCTGGTGCGGCCATCGTACAACACGATCTCATCACCAAAGGCCGTTTGTGTTTCCGCTTTCATCAGCATTTTGAAGAAATAACGCTCACCGGCGTTGGTCACCTTGTCAATCTGGATCACATCGTCATCCTCTGAATAGGCTACTGCCCCCCACAGGTTAGTATCCAGGCTGGTTGAACCCACCGCCCAAACAATCACATCCTTAGGCCATGATGCCAGTGCAACAATCGGTTTGGCCTTAAAACGTTCAGGATTCTTTTCCGTCCAGTTCTTGCCTTTGTTAGGCTGAGCAGATAAAGCATCGTCGTACAACTCGGCATCTTCCATGCTCATAAAGCACTTCAGGTTCTTTTGCTTTTTAACAGCTTTGGGTACACGTGCATAAGAAGCCTTCAGCTTCGCAATCACATTATCCTGGGTAATGGCCACCGGGCTGGCAACCTTGATTACCTCCGCGTCGTTTTCAATGATGGTTAAAATACCATTGAACAACTGGTTGTCGGCTGCCCCGAACTCACCATTAACAAAGTAATCACCCAGTTCAAAGTCAACCACCTTGGCCAATTCTGCCAGCAAGGCATTTTGAACGTGTGGCGGTAATTCGGCGAATACCAATGGCCCTTTGGGCTGCCATGGTCTCCAGATGTTCTCAAAGGAACGGGGATTAAACTCGGTGTAAGCCATGAACTCATTGGGTACGATGGTTTTTTCGTCGATGTTAAAATCCCCCTTTGAATCCGCTGAAGTAGGCTGCTCTTTGCGCTTTTGCAACATCTTGCCCGCCTTCAGGCGAGGGATGTTAAACTTTTTGTGGACATTCGGCTCCAGCCTGATATGACCACCTGCAACAAGCTCATTACCCGTTGCTGCCTGGGTCAGTAAGGCTTCCAGAACCTCGCCTGAATAATTACTGGTTATAGTAACTGGCATAGTTGTTTAAATTTTATTTGCTTTAATGATGGACTACTGCCCGTTAATTTCACTCATTCGTTTGTCCCAGGCTCCCTGTCCACCTCCATGATGTTGCCCTGGCACATCACTCAGATTGGTTACCGGAGTCAGGCCTGCCAATACCGTTTTCAGGTCTTCTGTTTCCATTTTGGCATACACATCTTTCTGTGACAAGGTGATTTTCTTGTCTTGCACCGCCTGATCCAACAGGTTGTTTTTCTCCTGTAACTGAATGGCTTTGGCTGCATCGTCCTTTTCCTTCTGTAGGCCGGCCACCTGTTGTTCCAGGGCCGCATTTTTAGTACTCAGGTTCAGTACCGTGCGGATCAGGTCACTGTCCGTTGTGTTTTCACTTAGGTTCAGGCCTGCACGTAGCATAATGCCCAAATTGCTTTCTGTACTCATCTTTGTCTTAGATTTTACATGATTAAATTCTTTGGTTGTAGCCGAGAGCTGTAATACTTCGTCCCGGCTTTTTAATTCGATGCCTTTGGTATCGTATAAGGCAAAAGCATTGTGGTTGGAGCCAAAGGTGGTAATGCTGATCTCGCGCAAAAGCCACTTGGTTACAATGTTGTTGTCTTCATCAAACTCCAATGGAATCACGCCTACACTGGCCATCTTAATGATGCCTTTATCCACTTTCTTTTTGAGCTTCACAGCATCATCATCGTCCATATCGAAAATCGGTACGGCAGTGATGTCTTTATTGTCGTGCAGCGTCAGGTCTTTCCAGGTGCCCCGTGGCATCTCCCACTCTTTATGGTCGTGCAGCAATACCGGGTTTTTCCGGAATTGTGAAAAATCACCCCCGTCGCTTTTTAGTTTGAAACCATAGCTGTTACGGCTTTCATCGGATACAATAAACGTTATTTCTTCAGGCATCTTAAGTATTTTAATTGCTACCGTCACACGGTTTTGAGTTGCAATTTTAAGGGTGATCCAATGACTGTGAAAGTATCTGCGAAGGCCCTTCAAACAAGCTTGAAAGCCTTTCACACTTGCTTTATTCTTACCGCTGTTTGACCAACTTTTGCAGAAAAAGCACATGTCAAAATACGATGAGAAGAAAAAGAAGGCCGCCGGCCTTTATGTAAAAGGAACACTGACCCGCAAACAGGTGGCCGACACCATTGGAGTGACAGAAAAGACCCTGCGCAAATGGATTGAGGAAGGTAACTGGGATGATCTGAAGGAGGCCAAGACTGTTACCCGTCAGCAGTTATTGCTGGATGCCTATGCCCAGTTGAAAGCCGTCAACCGGCGCATTGCTGACATGGGCAATGTGCCGGATAAGACCTTGAGCGATGCCAAAAGCCAGCTGCGAAAAGAGATTGAAACCCTTTCGGATTCACCCCTGCATCAGTATGCCGAGATATTTGATGAGTTTGCCGTGTGGCTGGTACATAATAACCCGGATATGGCGGCCGAGATTGCCCACCTCCAGCTGGAGTTTTTAAACGATATGCAGCATGGCGACAAAGATTACTAAAAAGGATCGCGATGCCATAGCCGAGTATGCCAAACGCGTTGCCTGGATTCTGGAAAATGCCGAGAAAGGCAGTTTTGAAACCAAAAAGCAACGCGACGATGCCATTGCCAGGGCTAAAAAGGATATCAATTTTATGGTCAGGCGCTACTTCTCACACATTGCCGATTGTGATAGTGGCGAGTTCCAGATTGAACTGGCTGGCATGGTTAAGCGAAACCCTACTTTTAAAGGTTTTGCCGAATGGCCCAGGGGACATGCCAAAAGTGTCTGGTGTACCATTTTTATCCCCTTTTGGCTGATGATTAACGGCCAAAGCCGATACTTCTTACAGATATCCAATTGCTTTGATGCTGCCGCCGACCTGCTGGATGACCTCAGGGCCGAACTGGAAGCCAATGACCGGATCATTAAGGATTTTGGTGTGCAGAAGACGGCTCATAAAAAATGGGAACGCGGTTACTTTATTACGGCCAATGGTTTTATTGGTCGTGCCCTGGGTATTGGTCAAAAAGTAAGGGGCTTGCGTGTGGGTAAATGGCGTCCTGACTTTTGTGAGGTGGATGACCTGGAGACGGAAGAAATCAACGGCAACCCACAGCGTCAGGACAGGTATGCCTCATGGATTGAAAAGAGTCTTTTGCCAACCATGACAGGAAAATTCAGGCGTTTGCTTTGGAGTAACAACCGTTGGGCAAAGCGTATGGTGCAAACCGTACTTCAGAAAAAACACCCTAACTGGAAGGTGCATCATGTTAAGGCTTATGATCCGCTTACGCTCGAGGCCATTGCCTGGCCTGAGATGTACCCTAAATCCTACTGGGAAGGACAAGTAAGAGAACTGGGAACGATAGCTTGCCAGGCCGAATACAACCAGAAGCCCCACACCGAAGGAAAAACCTTTACCGATAAACTCTTTCGCTGGGAGAAGGTGCCACGCATTGACCATTATGACAGTATTGTGGGCTATTGGGATGTGGCCTACTCTGATAAGGAGACGGCTGACTATAATGCCATTAAAATATGGGGTAAAAAAGGGGATTACTATTACCTGGTTAAAGCCTTTGTGCGGCAGTGCCGCATGGATGAAGCCATTGACTGGATGTTCCTGTATAATTCATTGCTGCCTCAGAGTGTGTCACTCACTTTCTTTTATGAAAGTCAGTTTTGGAACGATGCCCTGAAGATGTCCTATAAGAGCATTTGGAAGAAATGGAAGGGCAAGGCTCCTGAAATATCACTGGTGACGGATGAGCGACGAAAAGGCCGGAAGTATGACCGCATACTCACCATGCTGCCTTATTACCAGCAAGGGCGCATCATTTTTAATGCCCGCGAGGAAGGCAGTAATGACATGCAGGAAGGGACTGCCCAGTTAAAAGGCATTGAGCCGGGCTACAGCACCCACGATGACAGCCCGGATGCCGATGAAGGGGCGATCTATAAACTCAATGAATTGTTTGTGCCCAATGAACCGGACAGGGAAACCATTTACGGTGATGAGCGACGAACAAAAAGATACTAAGCACACCTTAAACTTTAAATTATGTTTTTAGAAGAAGCCGACTTAGGCCAAAGCATATACGATGAAATACTCCAGGCCATCAGCCGCCAGGACCCTTTGTTTATTGAGGGGCATATCTCCGATGCCATTGCGGATGTAGACAGCTATATCAATCAGAAATACGACACGTCACAGCTATGGCTGCAAAGCGGTGAAGAGCGAAACCGCAGCATACTGAAGATTTGCCGTGATATGGCGCTTTATAATATCCACAGTGTGCTGGAGGAAGTGCCGGTGATCCGGCGGGAGCGCAACGACAATGCCTTGCAACTGTTAAGGGGCATCCGCGATGGTAAAAACTACCTGGCGGGTGTTCCCCTGCTCAGCGAACAGGAAGAATCAACTGACAATGAAATTACTTCAGGCAGCAATAGCCGCCGCTATTAAGCATTTAATTAAACGACCATGGCTTATAAAAAATCACATATAAAAACAGTGGAACCGCCAACGCTGACACTGGCACCCTTTGACCGAAGTTACCAGGGCATTGACACCTGGCGCATGGCCATCAAGGCAGCTGAAGATATCTTTTACCCCAGCCGCAAAAAGCTTTATGATCTCTATCATGAGATCATGCTGGATGCCCATCTGCTGAGCGTGATCGGGAAACGGCGTGCCAAGGTGACCAATGCCAGGCTGCGCTTTTTTAATCATGATGGCACCGAGAATGATATCATCAATGAGCTGATTGATACCGAATCGGCCGAAAACATGATCAAGGATATCATTGATTCACGTTTCTACGGTCATTCCCTATTGTGGTTCAATGGAATTACTGATGAACGCATCGATTACCAGCTGATCGAACGCAGCCACGTTAAGCCTTCCACCAGGGAAGTACTGACGCGTCCCTACGATTTGCACGGTGTTAGTTATGCCGAGGGCAATACGGCCAATTATGTGCTCGAGGTGGGCGATCCCAAGGATTTGGGTTTACTGGTAACCACGGCCATCTGGGTGATCTACAAAAAAGGCGGTGTATCTGATTTTGCTCTCTTTGCCGAGAGTTTTGGTTCTCCCTTCCGGGAATACATCTACCAGGACCCGACAACTAAAACAGCATTGGAGAAAGCAGCCAAAAACAGCCAGGCCGGACAATATGTGGTACGTCCTGCCGGCAGTGAGTTCAAGCTGCATGAATCCGGACAAAAATCGGGTAGCAAGGATTTATTTGTGGGCTTAAAGGATGTGTGTGACGAACAGATCAGCAAGGCCATCCTGCACAATACCATGACCACCGATGCCCTGGGTGGTAACTATAAGGGAGAGGTGCACCAGGAGAGTGAAAAGGAAGTATCAAAGGCCGATAAACGTTTTGTGACACGTGTGCTGAATGAACGTTTTAAACCGGTATTGGCCAGCTTTGGTTTCCAGGTGGACGGGAAGTTTATGTACGAAGAGGAAGACCCGATCCCCATCGAGAAACGCTTTGATATCGACATGAAGTTTGCTGAGAAGTTTGAGGTGGAAGCCGATTATTTTTACAACAAATACCGGGTACCTATTCCCAAAAGCGGAGCGGCTTACAAGCAGGCCACAAAACCGGATGCAGAGCCGGAGAAAAAGGAAGAAGAAGAAAGCGGCAAAAAGAAAACTAAAAAGAAAGTAAAACAGAAGAAGCTGTCTGAGCAATCTTTTTTTCAACGCCTTTTTTCGTTCCTTCCTTGGGTTGAGTAAGTCCGGGCAGCCCAAGGATATTAACGAGCTTTATTACGGACAGCAATGCAGCTGTGGCGGTGAGGTGATCCGACTGGCCGATCACCCGGCAGAGACCTTGTTTGATATGGACAAGCTGATCAACGATGCTTTGTCCAATGTCTTTGCCGGCTCCAATATTGTTGAGGGGATTGAACCCAACCTTTGGAAGCTGACTTATGAAACGCTTAACAAAGCGGTGGATGAAGGTTTTGGCATCCCGGCATACGATAGTCCCGACCTGGAGTTTGTTCACCAGCTAAAGCATAACAATGCGGTGTTTGCGGCTTTTAAAGCCCATGATCAGACTCAGCGCCTTCAAAACCAGCTGGTGGATGACCAGGGCAAGTTAAAGAGTTATGCCCAATTTCAAAAGGATGCCAAAAGTATTACTGAAGAGGGATGGCGTCACCTGAAGACGGAATATAACACGGGGGTGAAACGTGCCCGTTCAGCTGCCCAGTTCAAACAGTTTCAACGCACGGCCCATCTGTATCCGAATATCAAATGGACGCCCAGCCGGGCAGCTAATCCGGATGCCACCCATAAAGGCTATTGGGGAACCGTACTGCCGGTTAATGATCCTTTTTGGCTGACTAACTTTCCCGGTAGCCGGTGGAATTGTAAATGTGGCTGGGAGGTGACGGATGATCCGGTGACCAACACGCCGGCTGAGCTGCCTGATCCCGTGCCCGGACTGGATGAAAATCCGGCCGTTTCAGGTGCCCTGTATAGTCAATCACACCCGGTGTTTAAGCTGCAAACAAAGCTTAAAAAAGGGGTGGAGAAAAGGGTAAAGCTGGGCAAACGTCAGAAGAAGGCCATCTCTAAAGTGGTGGATAGCCTGGTACGACGGTCTGATCTATCGGAGCAGCAAAAGGTCTATGCCCTGCCCCTTAATAAGCAGTATAAAACCCATATCCGCTTTAAGAATGGTGGTAAGGTGGAAGTACACAAGCTGGTGAAGCCTAATTTTAATGATCCCATGGATGATTTTAAAGACCGCATGAACTTTGCCATTGCCCATGCCAGGGACGGACATAAAGTAAAGGTATTGCCGGAGATTTATAAAACGGACATCAAAGCCAGAGCTAAACTTATGCCTGGATTGGAGAACAGTAAAAGTAACCCTGACTTTTTCCTGGATAATTCAACCTACGCGGATTTAAAACGCCCCTCTGCCATTAAGAACATAACCGGTAATGCCAATAGTGCCTGTAAACAAGGTTCTGTTGTGGTAATTAGTGATGTGCGCCTGGATAAAAAGCTGACTGAAGAAATAATGCAAAGAAGAAGCAAAGCCATTATGAGCCCTAAAAACGATCATTATGCTTTTGATCAGATGTATTTCTACGCTGATGGAAAGGTCAAAAAATACAATAGGCAATAACCGAAGTTACTGCCTAAGGGTTGTCCGACTACGCAGGCCTGACATGACAAATATACAAAAGTTTTTAATAGATGTAAATAATTATTCAGTATGAACACAAAAGAGATGAATTACGAGCAGGAAGTTGTTGCCAACAAAGAAAAGAGATTGATGAACACATCCAGCAAATCAAAGAGCTACCCGCTTCCAGGGAACGCTCCATTGCCATTACCAAGCTTCAGGAGGCTGTTATGTGGCTGGGCATGGATTTAAAGCGCCTGGGGGGAAAGTAACCCATACCCCAATAGTAAAGATCCTAAAACCGGATCGGTGATTGAGCCTACTGCTGATAACCTCAAATTGTAATACGTTTTGAAAGATTGGGTCAATATATTTAAGTCAAGGGATAAACCTAACAGTACCAGGAAGGCTATTAGAGCCTACAAAGAGAGAAAAGACTACATTATCAAACAGACAAGTGCATGCGAGACTTTATCAAAAAAATAAACCAGCTGCAAAACTACATTAATCATGATGTACAGCATGATGTGGGTATTGAAGCCGTGAGGCATTACAAACAGTCTTTTCATGATGAAGCCTTCTCGGATAAGAATGAAAAGGACATGCCCTGGAAAGAAGTTAAACGACGCCAGAACGGTGGCAAAAAAGCAGCTGCCACACGTAAGATACTGACGGGCGAATCGGGTGATCTGGCTGAAAGTATCCAATATCATAAACAAGGGCGTAACATTGTGATCTCGGCGCCTAAGGTGTATGCAGAGATTCATAACAAGGGGTTGGAAGGGAAAGCCTTTGGAAAGTATAAGTTCACGATGCCCAAACGCCAGTTTATAGGCCCCTCCGCTCTTTTAATGAAAAAGATCAATAAACGCATTACCGGCCGTATGGCTAAGATTATGCGACGATAGTATTTTAAAAACCATTTAAAGATCAATTAAACATGATTCAACTGTATTTGTCTCTAACCGGGAAACTGGCCGAGATTAAAGAATTAAAACTGGTGGACATTGCCGGTACCAACGAGGGAAAAATTTTCCCGGCGGCTTTTGTTAATCTGGCTCCGTTAAATTATGAGCAGTTGCACCAGGGAGCTGGCATCGCCCAGGTGCCCATCACCGTTCAGGTGGAGCTTAACCCAGTGCACCGCAGTGGTAGTAATTCACCCATGCTGGACGCCTTAACGGCAAGCTTTAATGTGATTGAATCCGTTAAAAGCAAATTACTAAAAGAAGAGGTGGAATGTATCAGCGGCATAATGCTGAGCGGTGAAGACCTGAAAAAAGAAAATGGAAAGTACCTGGTAACGCTTAATTTTGTAGGCACGGTGGAATATGTGCCTGATTAATTGAACAGGTTTAACTGTTGTTGCTCGATGGCCTCGATGCGCTTAATATCGCGCTGAACCGGTTCGTTGATGTAATTGTATAGCGTACGCTCGGTTATGGGCCGTGTTAACTGGGGATTGATATGCAAACGCAGGATAGCCCGGTTGCTTAATCCGGTTTTATCGGGATGATAGCGATTATAAATTTCAATCACCTTATAGACTCCGATCAGGTGGTTCTTACGCTTTAACAATTTTTTTTCGGCTACTTCCAAACTCATACTCCTCTTGCTTGCCCCTGTTTGAATGGCTGTTTTACAAAAATAATAATTTTTGCTTAACAAAAAAGCCTCATAGTAATGTTACTTTGAGGCTTTTATAAAATGCTTTGTTAAACGATTATTCAAATAAAGATTTTTGTTCGGTTGTAAATGGTTTCGTTTCAAAATTTGGTTCTATACGACCTCTTATCTTATTGCTGCATTCAATTAATTCTGATTCCCGCTCGTGAAATGCTTCTAACTCCATCAGACGTTTAAGTTCTTTTACATCCTTTTGATAATATGGCAAAGTGGCATTACTCATTAGCATATCATCAAATATTTCCATGTATTTTTCATCTTGTTTGAACTGGTGAGGAGCTATGTTGGCTTCTTCCAAAAACTCCTGACGTTCCTTGTATTGTTGCAATAACATTTCATAAAGTGATTCCTGTACTCTTAATTTCAGTTCCGCTTCCTCCAGCTTTTGTGCCAGGGTTTGAAAACCTTCCACCGGAATGACAGGATAACGCTTTTTCAATGCCTGGTATTCGATATAATCCTGGTGTTTCATTATTTATCCCTTTTGTAAATACTTGTGTTTTTATACACCTTCGTAAGCTTGTTAACCTTAGATGCTTTAAGCTTTTCGGTTAGTTTATCCAATACTTTTTTACCTTCATCACTGAGGCCTTCTTTGGGTAATACCAGCTCTTCTGTTTTTTGGCTTAAGTGTTTTGAATAGGCTAAATCATCGGCTTTGGTATAACGTTCCTGGTCATAATCATTAAATGCCTGCAGTATGGTATTCATGCAAAAAAGACCATATACTTTACTTCGTTTTACTCTCTGAAGTACCAGGTAACAATCTTCAAGGCTCAGGTAATAATACATGCTTAATATTTCTGTAGAAAGCTCCACACATTGGTCATCGCTCCAGGCATTGCCGAATGCTCTTGAGGCATCCTGGATTAAAACACCCAGTACGTTTTCAATTTTTTCAGATTCGTGTTGTTTGCGTAATACAGCCATACTTGGATAACTGCCTTTTAATATTTTATTGGGAGTAAGTGAGGCAAAATGCCTCACTATGTCACGCCTTGACTTTTCGTCGCAAACCTCCATTATTAGCTGAGGTTGAACCTTGACTGGTTTGTTTTCCATTCTTCAGTAGGTTGAGAATTTTATTAAGCTGTGAGTTAATAAATTTAAGGTCGGCATTGTTCCGGTAAAAGGTGTCGAGCTGATCCCAGTTATTAAGCATGTACTTCCACGTTTGTAATGCTTCGAAACTGTCTCCGGAAACAGTTACCAGGTGCTTACCAATGGACTTTAATGCCCCACCATCAACTTTGGTAAAACGATACTCTAAACCTGAACGCTTTTGATAAAATTCAAACCAGGCTTTTTGAGCTTTGGTAAAGAAATCATCTTTTACAGGTGTGTAAGGTTTTAGAAAAGTATGCGTTCCTCCACTAGCGTGATGAATGGTGATATCACTTTCAATATCGGGTATAAATGCATCAATCAGTACAAAGTCTAAAACACCCTTCTTTGCTATAATCTTCTTTAATTTACCGGCTTTGCTATAGGTAGCTATGATACTACCTTTTTCATGTTCTAATATATAGTCTGTCATATTAAAATATTTCAGTTGAGTAAAACTCAAACACAGATACTTTAAGTGCTTTTACAATCTTATCCAGTGTTTGAATTGAAAAGTTACGTTTGCCACACTCGATGTCTGATAAGTATTTTTTATCAAGGTCAGCATCAAAAGCCAAGGCCTCCTGGCTTAGGCCTTTCTCTGATCGGAGGTCTTTGATTCGTTTAGCATACTTTTCCTGTATCATGCATTCATCCATAAAATCGTTAAAACCAGTATGACGATTATAATAGGAACGCAGCCTGGTGAATCATCGCCGGTTCCTCTTACTAGTGGATCGGCGTCCCAACATTCTTCAGTATTGAAAAAATCTTCATCCATTACTCAACCTTTGATAAAGTGGTTCATTACGTTCCAAACTCTCAATCATCGCAACCGCTAAGGCTGCCACCTGGATTAACTCCTCTCTGTAGTTGGCTAAAGCTTCTTTTGCTCCTTCCTCATAACATTTAAAGCGTGATTTAAAATGGCTTTCCAAAGCTGCTTTATTCACCTCCCCAACTTCCTCACCAAGGATTGCACACCATTCAACTGGTTTGTGGTTTTGTTCACCCCATTTTTCATCTTGACGTTGTCTCTCATCGACAATCTCTCGATATATTTTATAGTTCATTTTAATTGTTTTTTTAAATGGTTTTAAAGAGCTAACAGGTTTTCAAAATCTGTTAGCACATCCTTTATAATTCATTAATCTTTACCGTTTTGCCACAGTGTGGGCAAATACATGTTATTCGTAAATCAAATTCACACTTACATCGTTTACAAGTGTGCCAGTGCTCATGGTTTTTTATCGGCATTTAAATGTTCTTTAAACCAGGTTTCAAACTCTTTTAAATTGGATTTGTGGTAAAGGCACAAGTAGCAAGAACCATTAACACACTTTGCTGAAGTATTACAAAAGGCATCCTGTATCTCGTTTATTTGGTTAAGTCTTAGTTGAGGCCGATGTAGTTGTAAATACTTCTCTTTATACATGTTTGTATCCAAAGCTTGCTTTTGTGCCTTTTCCCATGCATCTCTATCGACAATTACATGCTTCTCATCTAACCCAAGTTGTTTTTCTTTCATTGGGTGGTTGTGTAACAATCTACCTTTTTTACCCATCAGCACCTGTTTTTGCTAAATCAGCATTAAAATACCATTCAGTAAATTGCTCCAGGTTGTCGGAACCAAAGAGACATGTGTCACAATCATTCATATCACATTCCCTGTTAACACTGGTGCAATGCGCCTCTTGTATTACTTCCATATCGTCATTGATCGGGGGAATAAAGCGTCCTTTAAATTCTTTCATTGCTTACTTTATTTGTTTGAAGTACAACTTCAGGTAGGTTCCATTGCAGTCCTTTTCAACTGCCAATAGTTCTTTTTTACCATGGACGTACACGTGAAAGTTTTTATCCAGTTTTATAACTGACCTGAAGAATTTGCGACCTGTATGGTCAAATTCCATCTTTCTGCGGGCTACTTCTAGCCAATCAACTGTATATTCCATTTCTTCTTTTTAATACGTTAGAATGAAAACCTAACAGGTTTTTGAAACCTGTTAGGTGTTGTGCGATTTTAATTACCTTCCTCCAGCTTATCTTCAACAACAATGAATGCTTTGTTGCTTCGTTCAATCTTTACCACTTCAATGTTGAAAGATAGACCCGGATTTTGCTCTGATAGCTTACCTTTTAAATAGGTCTTAACTTGCTCCTCTATTTTGCAATGCTTGACCCGTTTACCCTTTGAGATAAATTCACCTGTGTAACATACCTTCTTGTACTTTTCATTAGGCTCCTGAGGATTAGAGGGGGTAATCCTTGTTTTAACTGTATAATCCATACCTAATCCTTATAAGCTTCGGTTTTACCATCAGTCACCTTTTCATCCGATTTGAAATAAGGAAAGAACTCCAGGATCGGGCTTTCAGCAATGGCATTAATGTCGAAATCCACCGTCATGCCGCCCATGCCTTCATAAATCTTATCAAAGGCATCTTTAACATTGGAGGCCTGAACCACAATGTTGTTACTAACCCGTTTGGCCTTACCGTTCTTCTCATCAATCGACTCAAAGGAAATTTTGGCCTTGTACCACCGATCACCATCCTCGTTTTCAAATATCTCGGTGTAGTTCACTTTGCGAACGGTTTTGATAACAAATTCACCCCGGATGATACTCTCCATTTCTTTATACATGCGACTCTCGGCTTCACCATGCGAAACGGCATCAAGCAGGTAGCATTCGGTTACCGTTTTTTCTTTTCCGGATTGTTGGTCGATAGTATCGTACTTAACTCGACTCTCAAATAAATTCTGCATATTTTTGTTGTTAAAGGCATCCCGGGAGATCGGGACGCCGGCGGTTAATACTTATCTTCTAATCGCTTGTCGAAAGGCTCAGGGCGAAAGCTTTGGCGAGTGCCGCCCTGGCCTTTCCTTCTTTTATGGTCTTTAATGCCTCCCCAGATACCTGTAGCCAGTACACCAAGGAGGCTGATAATTGACACGATGTCCCAATTTGAAAACTCTTCCATTATAAAGAGCTTAGGTTTACTTCGGTTCCAACAGGAAAATCAACACTGGTAATACTTAGAGGCACACTCTGTTTTTTGCCAGTTTCATCTTTATAGCTGGCCTCGATAAAATAAGCCGATCGAACAGGTTTATATGCTTCGCGGATGATTTTAACACCATCCACAAACAAAGGGTGGTTGAACTCATCGGCCATGTTCTCAAGCTCGATCACACGGTTGGACTTCAGGTTCCCATCCTTGTCCTTTTTTAACAGCCTTTGAAGTCCCCGGACCAGGCGGGCTGTTTCATCATTGGTGGCCAGGCTGTCGATGTATTCGTTTACCTTGGCAATACCGGCTTCCACCGTATCGTCCCAGCCGTCGATTGTTCTAAATCCAATCTCAATGCTTTGGCCTAAGGCATTGGTGAAACTGTGACTTTGCTGACCATCCTTGTAATCGTAAAGCTCTTTTTTCATGCCAATAAGGGCAGCAAAGTTGTTAAATACCCCTGCTTTGGCTTCTGATAAAAAGGAACTGATATTCTGTAGCTGGGCTATGGTTTCGCTAACGGTTATATCCTTGGTTTCTTTATAAACTTTGCGCTCCTCTTTAATGGCGTTTTGCCTGGCAGTCTCTTTGGCCTGCATTTCTGCATAAATCTGTTCTTTTTGCTCTGCCGTCAGGCTTTCTAACTCAACTTTTTGACTCATTCTTAATTCTTATTTAACGTTAATATTTATTTAAGCTTTTTGCTTTTGTATGGTGGAAAGGGCGGGAGTCGAACCCACTCGGACTGCTACTATCGTACGTTCCACAGCCTCGCTATTACACTGCGCGCATCTGCCGTTTTGCCTCCTTCCCGGTTCCGGGTGACGTTTCACCCGGCAGTTACATCATTTGTATAATCTTTTGCCCCTGTGGGTGGGCAACCTTGCCGTTGCAAGGATTTTAAAAGCCAGTGCTATTGGCTGATTGCATTAGCTTAGAGTTCCAATTTAGCTTCCACAGTAAAACCTCGTGCCCTGAGTTCATCAACTAATGTTTCAGAAGTAAAAGCAGCTAACCAGTCAGTTGCATTAGGTTCTTTATCTTTTAACTCAACAGAAACAGCCTTATATCCTTTCTTATAAAGTGCACGCCAATTATTTAAGCCTTTAATGAGTCGCTCTACAGCTGTTTTGCTTAGTTTTTCTGGTGATTCGTTAAGTTTAGTAACAGAGTGAATGCTAACTTTGAGTGCTGAAGCCACTAAATCTAAGTTAGAGTTGGTTGCTCTGCGTAATGTCTCTACTTCACACGCCAGCTTAAAAAGCTCCTTGTCAGTGTAACCACTATTGTTTTTCATATTTTTTTAATTTAAAAAGGTCAATTGCGATAACTCGCGTTGTAACTCTGTATCGCCACTATGATTGATTTTCTGAGCCTTTAAAGCCCAATTATACACATGTTGTAAATCAGACTTTGTAAGTGAATTAAATGACTTGTTTGATTTGTTGGCTACCCGGCAGGCTATTGCCTTTACATAGTCATAGCTTTTGCCAGTTATCCCTTCACTTTCTAGTACCCCAAATATGCCGGCTATCACTCTTTTTCGAAACCCGTTCATTTCATCGTAATGTGCTTTTACCTTTTCTTCCATGTAATCAATCATGGCAAAATAGATATGCGGATGAGCATTGTACAGCTCACTCAGGCTATCGGTCAAACCGTCGGTATAATCCATTACAAAATCACGACGGTCGTTTTGTGGTATGCCCATTTTCTTTAATAGTGCATAGAATTGGGCAAAAGTGTTTTTGGTTGTTTTCATTTTCCTTGTTTAATTAGTTTCAGTTCGCGTTCCCTCATTCCTTTTTCCCAGATTACATGTGGCTTTCCTCCACCAAAGCGATTAGCATAAATCTCAGCCACAAAATCTTTAACATGAATCTTTATGTCCGAATGGTAACGGATGCTATCAGCCAGTTTGCCTTTGGGACTATTGCCTTGGGCATGACTGATAAAATGAAACAGTTTGTTTGGAAAGTAATCCAGTAAATCGAAGTAGTGTTTTATAGTCATTCCCCTGAAGAAATACTGAAGGCTGTCGATAACGATGTAATTAGCTGATCGTGCTTTCTCAAGTCTTTTTACCAGCTCATCATAACTTTCGGGGTAAACACCAAATTTTCCTTTGACCACCGATGACATATTTGCCCGCTCCATGGCCATTTTAAAGCTTTTACCAACCTTCACCTTACTGCCTGCTATCTTTTTGCATTCCTCCAGGGGACTGTAATGCACCTTTGTAAAGCCTGTCATGTATTTGGCCAGTTGCATTTCGTAGGCTGTTTTCCCGTTGCCCGAAAGTCCCCAGGTAATCCAGCTGCCCGAAAGCTCCGGCTCACCCAGGTGCTCTAACCATTCCCCCTCAAATTCAAGTGTTTTATAATTCCTCTTCGCAATGTCGCCCCATGATAATGCGGATGGGACTTCCTTCTCCTCAATCGCTACACTCATTTAGGCAATCTCCTTCATTAAAAAGTATTGATCAATACTACGGCGCACTCTTCTTAAATCCCCTTCACAGGTGTTGTAAATCTCATTGATCACCTGCTCATCGTTCACGCCATTGGCTTTGCAAACGGCTGTCACATCGTTCTCGCTCACATTGGCTAGCTGGATGTACTTGCGACCAATACGTGAACGCAGTTCCTTGTAACCAATCTTATCTAATTGACAACCGCGCTCAATGCGCCTTTTTAAGGCAGGCACGCCTGACAATACAAAACCACAATGACCATCCAGTTCGTTGTAGAAATCCATAAACAAGTCCAGTTGTGAGTCCTTTAGTTTATCCACCTGGTCAATAATCACTAAAGCTTTATTCATTGATTTCATGGTGGCAATAAAGCGTTCAATCAATTGCTCTACAGTTCCGCTGTCCGACACCCCGCAAGCAGTACACAATTGACGTGCATAACTCTTTTTTGTCCAGTAGTTCTTACATTCTACGTAGATCACATTCTCGAAAGTGCGTGAGTACAGTCGGTAGGTGTGACTTTTACCGGCACCGGCATTGTGACTGATGGCAATACTCATGCTACGCTTTTGGGCTGCTGTCAGCAGTTGGTTCAATGCCTTCAGGTTAGTTGTTTCTGCGGTTTGCCAGGCCCAGTCAATATGAAGGTTGATCTTCACCTTTTGCCACATCTCATCACGGATCAATTCCCAATTTTGATTAATCATCTGGCTGATGGTGGCGGTTGATACACCTGCCCTGCGGGCAATCTTCGACTGTGATTCTTTTCTTGCCAAAGCTTCCAGTTCTGCTACAATACAGTTTTTGTGTGAGGTATTCATAAGTATGGTTTTAAATTATTATCGGTTTATAATTGCATGAGGATGTTTTCTTCAGCTTCCACTTTGCTGCGATCCTCTTTTGTTAATTTTCGCTTCATTTTCACCATGAATTCCTGCTCCTCAATCAACTTCTCCGGTGTTATATTGGTGCGTTTCAGTAAGGCATCCAAATCGCCTTTATCGCGTTCAAACTCCATCTCGCGTACCTTGTAATCTTCATTCCAGGCTGTTTTGTCGCCTTCCTCCATCAGTGCCGGCACATTCTCATGTTCCCGCTTTGGCTCGGCATTGGCCACAAAGGCCACCTGTCCAAATTCATCCTTATGGCACAGTTGTATGTAGCCGTCCATCAGGTCAGGATCGTAACGAACAATGAACTTTTTGCCCACGTTTTTGCGGCGGAATTCCAGGTCAATCTTTCCGTCCTGATCATACACCTCGTACTGGTATTTGGTATCGGCTACCCACATTTCCAAGCCATGAGCGCGATAGGTAACCTGTCGTTTGCTCTCAGTGATCCACAACTTATCGGCAATATCCCAAAGCTCCAGTCTCTCCTGTTTTGTCTGCTTGTGTTGATACACCTGGTTGCGCGTTTGCTTTTTAAATTTAGGATGTGGATTATTATTCCAGATGTTTACCGCAGCTTCCCAGGCAGCCTTTAGTTCATCTACTGATTTTAACAAGTGCTTATTTTCACTTATAAAGTCGGTATTCATTTTATGATCATCCAGTTTTACCGTAACTCCCTGTCCATCGCTAAACCAAAACTTATTAATCACCTGTTGTTGCAGACGTTTAAACAGCTGTTCAGCCGGTGAATTATGCTCATAGGCTTTATTTGGGTGATGACAACCTCCATCCTCGGCTACCAGGCTATTGTATAAATCCTGCATGCGGTCCATCTTATGACCACTCTGATTATCGTAGGTGAGATAATATGGACGGCACTGAGCCACGTTAACTGCCTCACGAATGGCATTAAAGTGATCGGTGTGGTTTTCGGTAAAGCTCAGACTACTGCCCAGTATCTTTTCACTATAAACATCAAACAGAACGTCGATCTTAAGTTTAGCTCCTTGCTTTATTGAGCTTTCTTCCCACAGGTGGATCCAGTCCAGCTTAGTGCCATCAATTGCCCAATAGGTATTAGGATGCCAGTTGTCTTTTTTACGGGTCAGGGTGTGCTTAAACTTACGGTTATAAGCTTCTTTTCCGTGACGTCCCAGTATCCAGATGCGTTCCTGTTCCGGTTCGTGCAACCACTTTTTAACGGCCGCTTCGGTGAGGCTTCCCCAGTCGCGATCCTCGCGCACCTGGTTGTATTGCTCCAGTACTTCGGGTACACTGTATTTTACCGGAAGACTGTATAGAGCCAGTATGTAATCGGCCACCTTGCCTTTTAGTACCTTCTTATTGTCATTACCATCACCACCGTGAATAAACAGGTCGTAACCGTGTCCGTTGGCATCCTGTAGCTTTATGTAGTCTTCATACCTGCGCTGAAGAGTACGTCCGGTTCCCGGCAACTTAAAAGGTCTTTTCTTTATGTCGATCAGGTTAACGGCCTCGCTCATGTTTTCCCAAATGCGGGTACGTTTGCGGCCAAACAGCTTGGTCATGGCTCCCTTATCATTAAACACCGTTTGAATAGCATTTAAAATAATGCAGTTATTCACCTTTTCAAGTTGCTTATCGCGTGTTAATGCTTCGCCATTGGGCTTGCGGTAACGGGCATAGAATTTGGTTGCATTGATATCGGGTACCAGGTATTCCTCCAGTTCGTTTTCAATGGCCTTTTCCTTCGGATCACCTAACTGCAAAATACAAAACTCCTGTATCTCAAATGGCAAATCGTAATAACTGATATAGGCTTCATTGCCTTTACCTCGGCCTTCTTTGGTACGCACCAATTTCCCACGATCACATTTCTTTAAGTATGTGTCATATGTCATTAACTTCCAGTCTTTATATAAAAGCCTGGCCGGAATAGACAATATGTTATCGATGTATTTGTACATAGTTATAAGATGTGTGTTTTTAGGTGTTCCCGGTGGGGATTCGAACCCCACTTTGCTGGTCAGAGGCAGCAAAGACCGTCC